GTGCGTTGTCTGAATGAGCTTGGCCTTTGGGTGCCTACCCATGTAAAAAGCTGGAAATAAGTGTGATGCAAACTCTGATTTTGTGTGTCTTGGAGGCATATTGACAATCAATCGCTTCAATTCACCGTTTGCAATACGGTTCAGCTTCTCTGCATATATCTTATGGTGCTTTCCTTCAACGAAATCCGGCCAAACGGCCTTTACAAATGTTAAAAAATCTTTTTGGGTTTCTTCTTGCTTGTCGAGGACAGCATTTTTGAGGATATATTTTAAAGTTTTGGTATCCAAACTCTCTAAATTCGAAATGGTTTTCATTTTTTAAAAATTTTTCTCCCTTTAGGTTCCCTATTATAATGTTTTTACACGTAATTGTCACTCTCAAACTTGCCCCCACAAAATTCAAAGCATGCTTATCGAAAAGGGGGGGTATGGGGGTCGGAGCTTGGGAGTCTGGACCGGGCGGCGAGTTTACGAGCCGCATAAAAGCCCGGGCGCGAAGTTATCCACAGGTTATCCACAACTTATCATACTTAATACTTGACACAACATCTAGTATCCTGGGCATAAAAAAAGGGCGATATGTGGGATATCGCCCTTTAGTCATCAACACATTAGGAGAAACTATTGTGCTAAACCTAATCTCTTTAGTAAGTAACCAATATCTTTTTGTAAGTGCTGTATCAATTCCAATGATCTAACATCGTCATTGTCTTTGTTCTCAACAACCCATTCAACAAGGCTATTCATCAACACACCACTAACTAGCTTCCAATCCATTGAGTCAGATTTGGGAACTGATGAGATGATATGCTTTAGATCAGTAACAGTTGCTTGATCTTTAGTGTATTCAATTACTTCTTTGATAACACTACTAATATCTACATTGTTTACTGATTTGTTTTCAGTCGTAGTAACTTCATTAGTCATTCTATTTCTCCTATAAATTAATGACACTATAAAACACTAAAAACCATAATAGTGCAATAGCTAATAAGAACATTGGGAAATTCATTGTGTATAACTCACATTGTTTATTTCTGTGATTGTGTCTGGGTTTACATTCGCCCAACCATGATCACCTTTATTACTAACACAGAATACCAATAGATAATTTGGGTGTTCTCTTACTTCTCCACTCTTGGTAAATCTATAGCCATTCTGTCCAATGATACCTCTTTTAATATGTCCTTGTTCTCCGTTATTCTTTGTCCACTTAATACTGAAAAATCCAAGTTTAACAATATCGTGAAATTGTTCTTTAGTCATATTTACCTTTCTATTTATAGTTATAATATAAGCATTAATAACCTAAATACAACAAATCAATTAAGGTAATAATAAGACATCTGTAATCAATCTCAACCCTGAAGTTACCCTGCTGCCCGTGCCCCGGGCGAACAGCTCACAGCTGTAGTATTAATAGAGGGAGTATGCGGGAGCTTGGGAGTTTGGGGGAATAGAACGGACTTCTGATCAACCGAGTAAGGACTAAACCCCATTACCATCTCCTTTTGAGGCAAGGGCCGAATAACTCCGTTTATCTTGCCTCGTATAATAGGGCTACACATTAAAAGAGGTAAGCCACATCCTATTATGTCCTTATTATATCATCAAATGTAACCCATCTCAACCCTTTCTTTCTTTTTCTTGTGGATAACATTTCCAGTCAGGAGGGAGGAAATCCCGGGGCGCCCGCCAGCAGAACTGGCAGCTCAGGACCGCAGCTGCTGGAGCTGCGTCCCGGGAGCTTGAGGAGTTTGAATGGAGTTTAACCACTCATCATCCTATATATTACCACCAAAATAACGCAGAAAACCACGATTTTCAATGGTATGAGTAATGTTAGTCAGTCCATTTGCACCTTCTCTTTCTACCTGCAATTCCAGGTTATTACATCTTACCAGGCATCTCCTGGATCTGTCAACAGGAAATTCAGGAAAACAAATGGCGGAAATCAGCCATTCTCTTCATGGAGGAAATCCCGGCGCGCGCCCCGGTGCGAAAACCACATCTCCAAATGAAATCCCAGAAAACCGCCATTTATAATCGGAGTTTGGGAGTTTACCCGCTGCGGGCCCGGTGCGTAACTATCCACAAGTTACCCACAACTTAATGTGGGTAACTATAGTGGAGTTTGGGAGTTAGAGCCTAATGCTCTTGCGGACTAAATATGTTCTTTATACCTTGAGCAAAAGTTTGCTCTTGGTCTTCAGCCATAGCTTCAGCCCGTTTCGCATTACGAGTCATAACAGGAACAACCCCATCATAATGATTCGCAATTCTCTTGAGTACTTCGTTATTTTCTTCTAATCCGTCTGCAATCCTATTGAGTGCGTGACTAATATGCTCGTCTACAACCATAATAACCTACTTTCTATTTATGTGGAACATAACACAACTGTGCTCGAGTGACTCGCAATGAGTGCCTAGCTAATGTTTAATGTTCCATATGTATTATAACATAAACTTATCCACAATGCAAGAGATCATTTGGATTATTTTGTCAGGAAGTTCAGGCGCCGGGCGCCCGGTGCGCAGCACCAGCAGCCAAGATCCAAAATCAAAGTGGCAGTTTTACGGGAGTTTCAGGAGTTTGGGGAGTTCCGCAGCGAGCCCGGGCCCCAGCTCCCCAGACCACAGGCAGCCGTCCACTGAATCGTAGTCTTTTTCACGGAGTTCTAGGAGTTTGGAGCTTGGAAAGAGTTTCGTGGTCTTCCGACCGGGATCATATATTAAGATAAATACAGGTGCGCCATGTATCATATGAAGCACATTCCAGGCGATTTGAAGAGGTGAAATTGATACTCTAGCAGCTCCCTTCTTGTTACGTCTTACAACCTTCAACTCAAGCGTGAAAAATCCAACATCATTGTGATATATCAAGCAATCTGGGAATCCAGGAGTAACGTATGACTCAATACGAGTTATAATATATTTCTTACTCCCATTTTCCAAACATTTCTTTAAATTCTTGTAAAAATTTGTTTCCGTTTTTACGGTCATATACTCTTTTGCTCTTCACTACTTTCTGCTGATACTTCGGTGATGTCCTTAATTCCTTCGCTACTGGATTTCTCTTCGACCGATAAGACAGTTTTATGACCTTCTTTTTTAAATTTTCCATCTAATCCTAATTCCTTTAATTGCTTGAGAACATCTTCCCTTGACATATCATCAATTGATCCTGTTCTAATCTCTTTTCTTTCAACATATAATCCTGCAGCTTGGCCACGTAATCTTTCGGCATTGATAGCAGCACTGTGTGACTTGTCTCCAAGTGCCCTATCTCTTAGTCTAGCCAGTTCCTGGACATGCTTGTCCATTTCAACTTTGTGTGTCTCTGCAAGCTCACTTCTTTTCTTCCTGACAGCAGCAACAACACGTGGGTATCGCTTAATGCTTAATAGCTCGGAAGCTGTAGTTGCAGCACGCTCTCTCTTATACCCAGACTGCCTTGCACATTCTGTTGGAGTCAATCTGCCTTCATTGGCAGTATATATTTCTACGAAAATCCGCTGTTTTTCAGTCAATCCATCCTCTCCTCTTGGGTATTTCAATGCCATGTCTCTGGTATTACGGATGGTATTACGAGTGACCTTTTCTTCCAAGGTAGCTAACTTGTTGGTATATATATCTTTTTCACTCATTTTAGCCTAAAAATACTCCTTTTTACTCCAATTATTCAATTTGCCAATACTTTGCCAATACCCGCTATCCCTTATCCCATATGACGAATTAGGGTTGGTATTACGGTATTGGCAATATCCCGGTAAAAAGAAAAAATAAAAAAACTTTTTAGCATCCAGCGCCAATACAATACTGTTCATAGTAAATACATTGATCTACTGGAATGTGGCAAAAAGTCAAGATATCCGCGCCTTTTAAGGGCATGCATCTTGGAATGCACATTACTCTTTGATTTCAGTCCAGTGAGTTGTTTAAGCTCCTCGTACGAAGGAGCATAGCCATTTGCACTGATAAATGATTGAATTTGTTGAAGAAACTTGTGTTGCTTGGGTGTCAATCCTTTTTTATCACCCGTAATACCTTTGCCAATACTCTTATTTTCTAACATATGTCCTGTCCTCTCTTCCTGGAAATTCACTGTATCCCTTCGCATCTGGGTTAGGCCCATAGGCCTTCCTCGTATGTCGGAGCATCTCGTTGTATCCCCATTCATTTATGGTCTCTTGTGTAATTGATTTTTCCAATGTATCTTTCAGTTCCTTTTCTTTTTCACTGAGCTCCAACCGCGTAGGACCCTTCTTCCTAACATACGTAGTTATTTTAGCCCATGTAATTATTATATCACTTTTTTTTGGTCGAAGGAAGCCTTTCTCTTGGTCCAAGCGTGGTAGTTCCTCCTCCTTATCAAAGTTGTTCTTAATGAATTCAAGCACATCCTTATCCTCCTCAAACTGTTTGACCACTTTTTCAATGACCCTTTTGTCCTTCCATAAGTTAATCTCGTATGTCTGCATAGTTTGCCTCTAAATATTCTATCTTTTTTACCCACCCTTTTGGTATGGTAATGTAACGTCCGCCGTTTTTATCATCCGGGTCCACACACCACGATCCCATGACAATGACCACTCGATCATCATTCTTGATCATCCACCCAATGTCCATCACTGTTGCAAGATCGCCCTTCAGCATGTCCTCAAGTGACTGCCACCCCGTCTCGCCGTCCATGGCATCCATCCAGGTAACCTTCACCATAGGCCATGAGTTAGGCTGCTTTAGTTTGTCTGGTTTCGGCTGTTCCACTTATCACTCATTTCATCAAATTTTTGTTGTACCTCCACGCCATCATACCCCGCTTCCGGTGTAAGGCTGGCACGTTTTTCCTTGTCATCAATAAATTCGTTTATAATTTCCATGAGCATCAGTGTACTGAAGGATTCACCGTACGCCTTGACCGCCTGCATCTTATCCAATAATGAAGGAAAAGACATGTTTTCACGCTCGCCCTCAATAAGAATGGTTCTAATTTCTTCTGTTGCTTTTCTTAGTCCGTCCATCATGTATCTTTATTTCCCTCCGTTCTGATTCTTTTTCTATTAAGTGCATCATTTGCTGTCCCGG